GATCGCCCGCCGCATGGCCGCTGCCGTGGCCGTCTGCCTTGAGAGTGAAGTAGGGTTGGCCGCCTGCTGGGGCGGGGGCCGCGTTCGCCGATGTTTCAAAGGCGCCCAGTGCTCCGAGCGTGTCGCCGCTGATTGTGAAGTTGGTTGCGCTCTGATACACAATCTCCCACGCCTGACGGATGGCACCCTGGTTGGTCAGAAGCACGGGGAAGCCGGTTTTATCATAGGTGCCGCTGCCGCTCTCGCTCCAGCCCTCAAGCTGGGGCTGCGCCAGTTGCGCTGGGCGATAGACGGTGCAGACGCGGCCTGCGGCGGCCACGGTGTAGGCATTGGCAAGCGTCGCCTCAAGGGTGATGGTGGCGGTGAGGCCGGAAACCGAGACCGAGGCGATACGGTGAAACTCCTCGGTGCCCACATTGCCGGTGGTGTTGGCAAAATCTGTGCGGTTGGTAATGAGGATTTCCCGGCCTGTTGTCAGCATGGGGGCCAGAGCCGCGTCCTCAAGCGCTACAGTCACGCTGTTGGCCCCGGCTGCCGCGTTTTGGGACAGCAGGGCGCAGCCGTAGATGTCGCCGCTGACGCCGCTCTCAAAATCCTCGTGGGTGCCGGGCACGAAGTATGCGTAATCGTCATAGACTGTAGGCGCGTTCATCAGTACCAGGGTGCTTTGTACGGCCACATTTTCTGCGTTGCGGTTGGCAAGGAAGAGTTTGCGCCAGCGTACACCGCCGGATGCCCGCAGGGCAGCGCTTACATCAGGGAACACATTGTTCTTAGCATTCAGATTGATAGCCGACGCGCCCATGCGGCCGCCGTTGGTGGCCGGGTTGGCGGTGACTGCCGCAGGCAGGAAGGCCTGCAGGTCGGTGGCCAGGATGCTCATGCTGTCTCCGTGAGTTCTATTTGCGCGGATACTTCGTCCGCGTTATCAAAATCCGATAGCTCCCAGAAGTACATTTCCGGGGATGTAATACCTGTTATCCAGACCGTGAATGAGCCTTGATCGTGCTGCAAAACTACCGGCTGGCCCTGGGCTTGCAGGGCCAGAATCGCCTTGAGCTGGCCCACAGTGAAATAGCCACCCGAACCATCCAGGGTAAGCGTCCTGCCGCCCTGCATGGGCGCGGAAGGCTCGGCCAGATACACGCCATCAATGGTGCGCTTGGCATCCAGTTGCACTCGGGTCCAGGATAATAGCCCGCGCAGGAGCAGATGATCGCTTAATGCTATGTTGCCGAGCAGTGTTGGCATGGCCGTTTATCGATGATAGTCGCTGCGGGTGATGCGGTTACTGGACCTGAGTGCATACCAGCGTTCTATTTTTTGAGCCGTGACCTCATCCGTCTGCATGGGCCAGGTCTCCCCGCCCAAGGTCAGGTTGATGTTCATCGTGCGGCCTGACGCTGCTGTTGCAGCCAGCGCAGGCACGGGCGCCACCGGCAGCAGCGCCGACCAATCCGGCAGCCGTAGGTGGTTGAGCGCGTCAAAAAATCCGGTTCCAAACCTGGCCACCGCCTCTTTTCGCATTACAAACTCGCCTGCCTCCAGCAGCGCCGGTATCCTGTCCCCACCGCCGAAGCCGGGCAGTTTGCCGCCACGAGCCAACCTGGCCGCACCGATCAGCCCGCCCAGGGCGCGTTTTTGCACCTCAGCGACATACACCTTTACGGTGCGCGGCTTGGTCGCATCATCCAGTTTCTTCTTCAGATCGTCAGCTACCTTGATCCACAGCCCCCGCGTATGGTCTGCAGCGGTAGCCCAGTTTTGCTGGGTAAGCTCCGCTGTTTTCTGGAAAATCACAAACTCCCGGTCCACATCCCGGAGAGCCTCCGTACTAACGGAACGCATTTTCTGCCAGGATTCCAGCCACTTCTGCTCGCTCTGCTCCAATCCTTTAAAAAGGCCGGCAAATCCGCTTTCTTTTTCCAGCACATCCATGGCCTGATACGCTGCATCCTGCTGCTGTTTCAGGATATCAATGCCCAGCTGACCGGCCTCCTGCACTCCGGCCATGGCAGTCCGGAGAGCCTCAGCCTTGGATATGATGACCTGGTCGCCCTCGGAGACTTCCTGATTAAGGCCCTTATACGCATTCTTCGCGTCGTCTGCGTATTGGACAGCCTCCTGCCACTTCTGCCGGCCTGTAATCGTATCGCCTGCGTCCATGGCCGCCTTGGCCTCGGATGCGGCCCGTTTGGCCGCGGCGACATACTCCTCGGCCTCCCGTTTCTGATCGTACCAGGCGCTTTTTTCGCTCATACCTGAGCGGGCCATCTCGCGGAGTTCGGCAGCCAGCGACTTCTGACGACCACCGATTTGCTCCTGTAGCTGCCGCACTTCCTGCGTATACTGCTGATAGCGCTTCTGGAGGGACTTCAACGCTTCGCCAGTGGCTTTTTCCACGCTCTGGACAGCCTTGATTTGTTCCCGCGCACCTGCCTTCCAGGTTTGTGTAGCATCATCAAAATGTATTTTGCCCTCATCAATAGCTCGCCTCAAATCCTGGTGACTCTTAATAGTCACCCCTGTCTGCTGACTGATGCGAGCATAGGTCTCGGCCAGCCGCTGGTTCAGTTCAACGCCCCGCTGCTGGCTGGCCGCAAGCTCGCTTTCCGCCCGTCGCCACTCGTAGATTGTCTTGATCAGCGTAGCGATTTCAGTGACACCCCAGGCGGCGGCAAAGGTGACAAAGCCCCTGAACGCGACTCCGGCTGCGGTTGTCGCCCCGGCCAGCCCATTGATCACGCCACACAGGCGGGTGAAACCCGTCGCCACGCCCGCGAGATTAATGCCCGTCAGGGCTGCTGCTGCCGTGCCCAGCCCCCGCAGCAGGCCGATAACGCCGGAGAGTGCATGCCCGGCCATGGCCAGAGCCTGGATGCCCAGTACCACCTTGACCAGCGTGCCGATCAATTCCCGGTGCGCCATTACCCAATCAACCGCCGCCGCCGTCCAGGAGACCACCGCGCTGACTATGCCCGCAATATCCTCACTGTGACTGGAGATTGCCTCGCCCAGATTTTGCATGGCAGCCCTGAACTGCTCAGAGCTGGTCACCGCATTATCAATCTGTGCACGCACCTGTTGCAGCGCGCCCGTAAGCGTGTTCGCATGTTTGGCGCTCCGGCCCTGCTGCTCAGCCGCCTGCTCCAGAAAAATACGATAACGCACCTGGGCCTGCTGCAGCTCAGTCAGGTCTTTCCATGCGGTACGGCTGGCGTTGTGCGCCTTGTACCAGGCCTCGACATATTCTTCGGTCAGAGTCAGTCCCAATGCCCTCGCAGCCTCGCCTTCTCCCGCGAGCGCAGCACACACCGTCTGGATGCCCTTGACCAGATTCATGCGGCCTGCAGACAGATCGGCAGTGGCCTCCAGCATCTGCTCCATCTGGCTCTGGTTCAGCCCCAGTTCACCTGTCAATAGAACTACTGCGGCGGAGGCTTCCTTGAGGTCGCTCTTTGACCAAATTTTCAGCTTGGCGGAGAGCCGGTCTATAGCAGCCTCCCACTGGGCGAGACTGCCAATATTGGCAAACTGCCGGCCCACACTCTCCAGCGATGCCGTCAGGGCGTCAGACGCGGCATCTGCCCGTTCCATGGCCTCTCGTGCCCTGGCCACGGCCAAAGCTGCGGAAAATCCTCCGGCCAGCGAGACGACGGCCCGATGCAGCAGACCGACCGACCGCTGTGAGGAGACAAGCTTGCGGGTGAATCCGTCCACAGCCGCTCCGCCCCGGGCCGCAGCCGTGACTGCAGTTGAACCCACGTGATTCAGGCCTGTCTGTACCCCAGACAGACCTGCCCGCACTCCTCTGTCCACAAAGTCCAGAATCAGCTCAACCGTGTTATTCGCCATAGCGACCGCCCCAGCCTATTTACCGAGCTCCAACGCCGTCAGGAAGCAATTCCAGCCGTAGTCCCAAGCTTGGTGATGCCCTCTCTCAATGAGGACGCAAACAGCTCGGGCAAGATTTTCGAGAACTCGCCCAGCATCGCTCTGAGCGGCTCTGCCAGCCCTAACTGGCCGGCTATCCCGAAAAAAGCTTTGTTGACCTCCATGAAGGATGCCAGAATCTCTTCGAGTTCGGAGGCATACAGGTCCTCCAGCCGCCCCTTGGGCACATCCACGCAACCACTGATGAGCGTGACCAACTGCTCCACGCGATTCGTTGCCCCCCATGCCTTGTATATGGCATGAGGAGACACTTCTTTTACAGTAACCTCGCCCAAACCCTCGATGTTGACAATCTGTGACTGGCGCATTGCATCTCCCCTTATTTAATGACGCCCCATTCCCGGAGCTGCCGCAATTGGCTGCTGCGTACCGCAATGGTCTCCCCCACCTGATGGGTCTTGCCCTGATGGGTATGAGCAGCCACCAGCCGCACCATGACTGTGTCGCTGTTTTGATCTGGAGCTTTGCCTTTCCTGGTTTTGTTTTCCGCAATCTTCTCCTCGTCCATATCTCCTCCTTAACGCTCCGGATAGAAAACGGTGTATGGCTCATCCTTGCCCGGAGGCGTCTCCGGGGTAACGTCCAGGCTGATGCTCTGCCAGTCGTCAGACAGAAAATCCACAGCCGAACTGGGCATGGCCTGGGTGTCCCACACATCGATTTCCACCGGCTCGCCAGTGGCAAAATTTTCGCCGTCCAGGTGCCAGCGTACCCGGCATGATGGTTGTGCGGATCCGTGGATGCGGTAGCCGGCCCGGCCCTGATAGCTGTAGTCCACCAGCAATGGTTCGCCGGCCGTAATGCGGGTCTCCTCAGTGAGTTGGAGCCAGCCTTTTTCCGCATTGCCAGCGCCAATGGCGTAGTCCTTGTTCAGCTCAGCTTCTATTGGCCCCATGTCCTGCCAGGTCACAGCGCCATCGGTCACCTGGCCGCCATCTGTGGGCCAGGTGGGTTCAGGGGTTCCCACAGCACCTGCGGTCAGAGCCCGGTAAAAATGCTGGTTGGCCGCGGTCGGTATGCGACAGTCGCCCACAGCCACCGTCTGCCCCCCTGTCCAGGCTGTAGCCTGCAGGCCATTTTTACGGCTGACCGCAACCATGCTCACCACACGATAGGTCAGCTCGATGATGCCCAGTGGCGCCGGAGCGCCATGTTCCTCGTCAGTAACTGTACCGGGCGTTGCCGTCACGGTTTCCGCGCTGCCCAGGAATGCGACTCGCAGCAGATCTCGGTCTGGATCATTGATCTCAATCGAGATGCTGGGAGACGAAGGGATGACCACTGATTTCAATGTCTGGCCCCGGTTGTACCGCTTCCTGCTCACCAGGGTTTTGACCTCGGCATTGCTCTTGATCTCGAATTTGGTGGCATTACCTGCCTCTTTCAGGCCGGTCCAGCCCTTGCCAGGGATATAGAAATCCCCGAACAGAGTGCCGCTGAAAATGCCGCCCTCAAATTTCTGTGCCATAATACTCTCCTGTCAGGGTTTAACGGCCGTTCTGGCCGCAAAACGCACCGAGTAAATCACTCTGGTGCGGTCAAAACGGGCCACAAACTGCGCGCCGCGCCAGTAAAGCCGCTGCATGCCGCGCGCAATCCTGAGCCCACAGAGTTCACTCACCAGCCGTTCGGTCAATGCCAGGGCCTCGTCAGTTTCCCGCACCAGCTCCAACATCAGAAAGATCAGCCACTGTCGCTCGAACACCTGGCCGGACGGCTGCGCGCCTTGCGACCCTTCATTTACGGGTGTATCGCCGGCCCAGCAGACATAAGCCGCCGGCAGCAGATCCGGCTGGCATTCGGCAAAGTCCAGACTTTCCATCCCAGCCACGGTCCGGCACTGGGGCAGGGCCTGCCGCACCGCTGCGAGCAGTGCGGCAGTTTGTGCAGCCCAATGCAGATCAGCAGTCATTCCGGGAGCAGACATCTCAGAAGCCCTCCAGAAGGCCACCAGAACCGCCCAGCGTTTTGGCGCTGGAACTGACCAGGGCACGCTCCGGCGCGGCAGCCTTTGCCTCTGCCGCGCCAAAGGTTATCTGACCGGTCGACAGGCGCAGCAGTATCTGCTCGTCTGTCCGGTGCTGCTGCTCCCAGATTTCCGGCACCCGCCCGCGCCGCCGGTACAGATAATACACAGCCAGATTGGCGGAGAGTGTCCGGATCAGACCGGGCACTGGATCGAGCGGCACCGTCCGTTGTACGCCCGCATAGGCGTCAACAACCTTGTCCGCCTGAGCGATGGCAGCCTCGATATTGGCCGCATCCACACTCACAGCTCCAGCCTGATCGTTGGACAGCGTAATCAAATGCTGCTCCTCGATCAGGCCACGCAGATCATCCAGCGTGCAGTAAGCCATGCCCGCCTCGCCTTACGCCGTGGCCGTACCCTTGCAGATGGCGTTAACCACCGGCACCGGCACCGGCTTGCTCATGCCGATGATGTTGTAGCCGCTGGGATTGTCCACCTTTATGGGCTTGGAGTAGAACGGCATGGGCAGCAGATTGGCGTCCAGATCATCCAGGGCGCAGTAGAACAGCCTGAATGGCGCATCCAGGGCCACCATCACCACGGCATTGTCCTCCACCGCCGGCACAAAGGCGTTGTTGTTGAGCAGATCCAGATACCCCCCCGAGGCCAGGGCGATAGTGAAACCGGGCATGGAGATGCCTTCGTCGCTCACCGCCACTCCCATGTTCTTGTCCGCCACCACAGCCAGGGCTTTTCTGGCCACGGCCAGGAATGCCTTTTTGCCGGCAAGCACTGCCAGACGCGAGCCATAACCGCTCTTACTCTGCATCAGCGTGCGCATGGCGATCAGATCGTCGAGCACGGTGACGATATCGGCACCGGCCGCATCCCATTTGGTGGCGATGGTGTAGGAGAGTGTAGCGCCGAAGTCCACGTCGTAGGTGGTCATACCAGTGTCGGTCTTCATCGGATAGCTGATCTTGCCCGTCAGACTCTGGCAGGCCATGGCCTCGGTGGTGGCGCGTACCGCCCGGCGTTGAGTGTCCACCTTGTTCCGCGCCCACTGCTCAACACCTCGGTTGTCCAGGAGTTTCAGGTTGTTCAGATCGACCGCGGACAGAAAGCTCGACACATCAACAGGCTGCGGCTCCAGATAGGTGATCTTCTTGCCCTCGCCGGTCAGGGGATAGGCTGCGGTGCCGCGCCGGACCACCGGGACGTTGCTGACCACGCCGGCCAGCTCATCGATGCCCAGCACGGGCAAAGGGTGGGTGGGTCTGGTGCTGTACACCAGATCGATGATCGGGGTTTTCAGCTCAGGCAGAGCCTCCAGGTGGGAGGCCACTGCCGCCGGGGTGAAGTATTTGCGAATGTCTACCTGCATACCTGCCTCCTTTAGATTGCCCAAATGCCCTTGGCGGCCAGGAGCCCCACCTGTTCATCGGTGGCTGCCGCGCCCAGAGCGGTCAATGCCGCGCGCACCACGGTGCCATGTACCAGTACTGGCACCACCTCTTCGACAGTGGTGTCGACCGCCTCGGTCAGAACCCCAGCGACTCCAAGGGCCGCTTTGAACGCCACGATCAGACCGGAGGCGTCCCTGGAGACCAGCGCACCGCGCTCGATTGTCCCGCTGTTAGTCTTGACCTTCGACCCAATGATGACTGCCGGATGTGTCCGATCGATCACCGGCTTGTCGCCGAATGTCTGAGTGCCCAGAATTGCGTTGTGTCCCATATCGTCCTCCGTTCAAATTTTTCGGCTCAGGTCGGACCGCGCCGCAGGAGACGCGCCCGCAGCATCATCAGTACCCGCCGGCAGCTCGCGTAAAAGGTCCGGACCAGGCTGTTTGCGCACAAAATCCATGAACCACTGAACACTGTTTGGCCGGGAATCGTCCTGGCTGAAATCAGCCTTATCCCTGTCTGACAGCCCCACCAGAAAGGCCACGGCCTTTTCCTTGTCGCCCTTGGGCAGCTTGCCTTTGGCCACCATCTCGCGGTCCACAAAGGCGGCGAATTCCGCCTGAGCCCGGGCCGCGTCTTCGGATGCGCGCGCCTTTTTTTCCTCAGCCCTCGCCGTCTTTTCAGCGGCCAGAGCCTCTTCCAGCTCCTTGATCCTCGCCTCCAGTGAGACCAGGCGCTTGGCTGTCTCCTGTTCCTTTTGTTCGCTGTTTTGTTTGCTGTTTTCATGCTCTTTATCCGCCATATTTTCCTCCGCGTTTTTTTGGTTCCCGCTGTGATGCAACAGCGCAAAATCAATCTCCGTTGCTTCTGGATCCCGGCTGAACACCACGCCGGAGAGCCCCTCCACCTCAGGCAGGGCAGCTCCCAGATAGCCCAGGTGCAGCAGTTTTGGGCCGTTCTGGGTGCGGCCAATGCGGACCGACCGGTTTTTGAACAGCCGCTCCTCCCTGGCCCGGGCAAAAGCTGGATGGATATTGCCCTCCCTGGCCTGCAGGATGTCGCCCACGCGCCTGAGCGCCGTCACCCAGCCCCAGGCCGGGCTGTTTGTCTCCGGATGGCCAACCACTATCGGAGCCTGGTCGCGCTCGTTGAAATTGCTCACCATGCTGTCCAGATCCGCTGTGGTGTAAACGCCCTTGTCGCCGTAATCGCCGGCTCTGAAAATCTCCCGCCAGCCTGTTCCTGCCATCACCCACCCCCTATAATTTCTTCGATTCTGGCCTCTACAATCTCCCGCACTGTGGCCCAGTCGTCAGCCTGCATCAGCATGAAGGGCCTCTCCGGGATGTAGAGGAAGGTCGTACGCTTATGCTCCCGCACATGCACCTGCATGGGCTTATTCAGTTTTTTGCCAAACGCCTCGGCGATCGTGCGCTCGTGCGCTCGTACATCCTGCTCGACCTGCCGGTTCACTCCATAATGCAGGGGCGCGGCATAGGGCGTATTTGTTCCCACCGTTACCCGCCGACCCGCCGGGTCGAAATGGGCTGCCAGCGAATTGAACAGGGTGTCCGAATCGCGCAATGTCTGCCCGCCATGCTCCCTGACCCGTTTGGATTTGGGCCATTGCACGGGCCGGCCGCCTTCCGTGAAATTTCTCCGCACCGAATCAACCAGCACATCGGCAATGGCGTTGCCCACATCGGTAAAATCATCGCACAGGCTGGCCAGGCGCTCACAGACCCGGTCAAAAGCCTCCCGCCGAAGATGGATACTGATGCCCTCTTTGTTCTTTTGCTCCGCCATGCCGCGCCCAACCCGGTTTAAAACCGGTTTAAATTTCCCTGTGTTTGATTTTCAGAGCCCAATCCATATCTCGACTCGCATCCATGTAAAAAATCAATCCTAGGCCGTCTGGAGCAGTTTTCGGCACGCTGCCCGAAACCACTTGTTTTTCCGTCGTCGCCCTTGTCTTTACAGCCAGAGGCGATATACTGTTCTTAAGGGACGCATTGCACCAAGGGGGCCACCCTGTCGTGGGAACGCGTGCGGACCGCTCTGTGTGCCGGAGCGGTCATTGCCCTTGTCTTCGCTTTTTCCTCGTATAGAGCAGCACGCCCTGTCTCTGCCCCTCTGCATATGAAAGTTTGCTTTCGCCTGTATTCCCCAGCGGAATGAAAGCGGTTACCCCTTTGAATATTCCATCCACGACCTCAAACACCGTCACAGCGCTGAAGCGCGCTTTGTCAACAGTCTTCCACAAAGCGAGATACCGCTTGGTCAGCCTAATCTTGCCGGCAGCGTTTCTTTGCGGCGTCAGCCAAATTTCAAACGGATCTCGCAGGATCTCCTCAATTAAAGGCACCAGCTCGCCATGCCCCTTTTTAGTCAGCTTGAGGGATTCCCCCTCAGGCTTGCTTTTATCCCTTTGAAAAGCACGCAGTGTCAGCACAACCAGCTCACCCAACGCATCCACAACGCTTTTGCTCTCTCCATATTGCCGCAGAAAAGCCTCCTTGTACGCATCTTCAGACAGTCCTTTGGGCAGAAATCGATCCTCTTCAAAATCAGGAATATCCGCTGGCCGTATATTTTTTAAAGCTGGCCTACGATAATCCGCAGGGCCACGCACCCCAGGCATGGTGCTGAATGCGCCGGAACCCTTACCCATGGCGCTGTCCGTCAACCCGCCCCAGACAGTTTTGCCGGGGTGGTAGTCCCAGCCAATGTCCGGCAACAACTGCCGGGCAGGCAGAGAGTTCCCTGTCCTGGGATCAATAGGCTCGATCAGGCTACCGGTAGGGTCTTCCGTCTCCACCCTGAGTCCCATGCGCTCCACCTGACCCTTTGTCAGCGCCAGGGTGCCGCAGCGGCACATGAATCCATTTGGCGGATACCAGTGATCCCAGAACTCGTGGTCAACGGGGAAGACCAGCCCGTCCAGAGCCCGATGCGTAGGCCGGGTGCGGCTGTCGTTTACCGCGCTGTACTGGAGATACGGCAGGAATCGGGCGCTGGCCTTCTGCCGCTTGTAACGCCCAACGTTGTAGGCGGTCTGCAAGTTGGTGCGATAGATGTTGTCCACTCGCCAGCACCGCTTACCCACCCAGCCGCGCCGTTCAAAAATTTTCGCGCAGTCACGCTTGAACTCTGCCAGGGTCGAACCTTTGGCCAGAGCTTTGGCCAGGGCCTGGTATACCGTCTCCAGCTCATCACCCTTGGCAATGCCTGACACGGCAAAGGCCCGCAGCCTGGCCTCATCCGAAAGCTTCCCAAACTGGCTTGGCGAGAGCCGTATCTTGTCCCGCCAGAATGCCAGCGCCTCCGGCATGGCTAACGGCTCCAGGCTGATCTCGGTGTCGCCGTCTGCGGCGAAATCAGTTGCAAGTTCACCTTCTGCAATCGCCTCTTCCGTTTCCTGTTGTGCAGTCAGAATCCCCCAGCAGCCGGCAGCCACCAGGCCCCGGTGCAGCACATCGGCCAGCACCGAGACCGACAGGTGGGGCCAGAGCTGCAGCACCGCATCCATGGCGGATTCCAGCGTTTCGGCCCGCATCACGGCGTCAAACAGCAGACCCTCGTTGGTCTCCAGTGCGTCTGCGGCCTCCGCAATGCAGCGGGATACCAGTATTTCGACCTGTTGCTGGTTATAGGTAAACTCAGGCATCGCCAGCACCTCCCGGCATCAGCCCGGCATCAGCCCGGCAGCAGGCAGTCTGGCCTCGGCCTCGTCCAGATACTCCTCGCCTATGCCCAATCTGTCACAGGCCCAGCGCTCAGGCACACGGCCAGGCATGGCCTCGCAGGCCGTTTTGACTACACCGGCCCAATCCGTCGGCGCTTCGTCCGCATTCACCCAAACAAACCGAGGCGGAGCCGCCTCAGGTCCAAAATTGAGCTCCGTGATCCAGGCCAGCAGCCGGTCCATCACCCGGGCCACCAGCTTGCTGTCCGCCTCTACAATCTCCGCGCGCAGCCCGCTGTGGATCTCTGCTGCGGCCCGGCTGCCGCCCTCCTGATCCAGCTCGGTAGACAGCGTCTGTCCAACCAGGACCTTGCTGATCTCTGCATTGCAGAGTCGAATCAGCCCCTCGTGCACATCACTGCCAGCCCCGCCGGTCGCCCCACCCTGATTGAAAAACTCCAGTTCCGCATCTCGTGGGATAACGGCAATGGCGTCCATCACCATGCCCGTGAGCTTATTCAACAGGTCGCGCCTGGCGCTTTCCTCGGCAGAACCGCCCAGCTTGCCGACAATCCAGGGCATGCCATACTTCTCGGCCAGTGTTACCCACCAACGCAGACCATTGTGCTTGAACATATAGGGCCAGTAGCAGCGGGAGAGCAGGGCCTCGCCGTAGGGGTTGTCGCTGGTTGCCATGTGCGTGGCAATCAACAACTTCCTCTCCGGGATACTGATGCCCTCAAACGGCGACTCTTTGGTCAGAATCCGCCATTCATCCCCGCTGTGTTTGAGCCGCCGGTTCGGGATATCCCGCAGGCACACCGGCAAAAGCCCGTCCGGAGACGCCTCCCACAGCACTTCCAGACCCCGGTAGCCCCAAAGCGCCGCCTGAGCCAAAACACCCAGGCTGTTTTCCAGTGGGAACGCCTCATGGCCCTTCATCTGTTCCAGTGCCAGATCGCAGAGTTCCCTCGCCGACTGTTCTGTCGATTCGTCTCCAGCCGCCTGGATCTCCCACTCCTGCCGGAGCAGGCCGGAGCGGCGGTCAATCACCTTGCTGATCACATGAGGGTCTGTCAGGATGGCCGCAAAGACCTCGTCCGTGACCCCAGCCTTGCGGAAAACCTCGTCCGGATTGGGCAGGATGGTGAGCCCTGCGGTAAACGCCGGATCGCTCGTCAGGCCCGCAATCTCACGCAGTAAATCCCTGTTGCCTGCCATTTCAGAACCCCCTTACAGTTGCTGAGACGGGACGGGCTGCGGAGAGCGGGGCAAAGGCCCAGTCTCCCGGCTCCCCGCTGGCTGCGTGCAGCGCCAAAGCCAGAGCCCAGAAGCGGTCGGCATGGCCGCCTGGCCCCCGGTCGGCCTCGAAACGGATATTGCCGGCTGCCGTGGTGGTTTTGCGGATGGAGCGCAGGTCGGCCCGGATGGCATCGCTCCTGGGAATGCGCAGCGATTTGTCCTCAAAGGCCGCCCTGAGCGGATAGGCCAGTTCTTCCTTGACCGGTCCTGTAAATCGAACCGCCTCGACCCGGTAACTGCCAAAGCGCTCCTGGGCCCGCTCCGCGAGCTGCATGCCCAGGCCGGTCGCGTCCATGCAGGCCCGCCGCAGGCCAGGCAGGCCCAGGAGCAGAT